AAGCCTACGATTTGCTTTGTAGTAGGGGAATTGCTCTCGGCGCCAGCTGCCTCGGCTATCACAGGCGATCACAAGCTCACCATACTTTTCACAGTAGCGTGATGTGTAGGAGCGGATCGAGTTGAGGATCATGTGCCGAAGCAAACTCTCATCAAGCTCAGCGGACTTCTGATTACTCATCTGCATCATCAGATTAGAAATCATCACTTGTTGTAGGTCGACGATAATCACTTAATCACCTTTAGAATTACGATGTTCTCGTTGATTCGGCCATTCGGCTTCCGAGCTTTAGTCTTCATCTCACCCATGAATTTCCTCAGACCAATCTTACCAGTTGAGAGAAGCTTCGCGACCTGTTCTTCAGGCTTACGAAGCGTCTTGTACTCAGATTCTTCTTGATCGAAACCAATAAGAGTTGTCCCTTTGACACTAATACCAGCTGGTCCGGCAGCATTATAAACGGCCAGCTGCTTATATTTAGTGTTGTAGACCCACAGCTGCTGCGCACCAATCATCTCGATTGGGTTAACGGAAACGATCTTCAGAGGCTTGAATTCTTTCTGGTACTTGAGACGCTTGATGACATCAACGGCCAGCTTCTCTTTCTTCTTGCGAGGCTTCCGCTCTTTCGACACCTTACGGTTAGAGCCGTAGCGCTCGATATCAGAAAACCATTCGTTGAAGAACTTCTTCAGACGTGCGCGATCAGACCCATAGGCTTCCGTCACCTGTGCGTCACGCTCATTGAGCTCATCAAGTTTTGGTTGGTAATAAGCAGCGATCATATTAGTGATCTGCGAAGAGACTTCGTTCTTCTGAAGGAAGTCATACATCGAGAACTTCTCTTTGTTGACAAAGAAATTGTCAAGAGCGTCTTCAAGGTCAGCGATAAGCTGCTCACCCTTCTCTTTGATGCGTTCCTGGATGTTGGGTGGTTTCTTCTTCGCCTTGACAGCGTCAGGGTCCTTGAGACCGGCACCCTTCTGAATGGCTGTTTGAATGCGTTCTTTGAAGCGAACTACCGTGTCTTTAGGAAGCTTCGTGCCATTCAGAGCGATCTTAGACAGCCAGTAAACGACCGAAGGAATGGCGTTAAAGTTGACACGCCTGACTGCCTGAATTTCGGCTTTCGTATAACCTTCACGACCCATAAAGTCGAGAAGCCACACTTTACCCTTCTCAGGGTCTTGAGTGTAGTTGTACCAAGTTAGAGTTGGGTGGAGTTGTTGGTCAGTAATTTTACCAGTAAAGATCGGCTCTGCACCGTAGAAGGCATCGGTTTGTGTTCCGGAAGCTCTACGTGCGCGTTTCTTTTTGATGCCGCGAGGCATAGGTGGTCTCCTTTATCTGAGCCTTCAGTATACTACGTCCGGCCACAGAAAGCAAGCAAAAAATGTTCTTTATTTCAGAGAGTTTAGTAGTGATTGCCATTTATAGATAACATTAGTCCAAGAGTAACGAGTATCCGCGAAAGACTTGATGTATTTCAATAATGGTGTCATATCATTCTGGCGAATATTCTCAATAGCATAAGCGAGCGTATGAGCGAACACTTGTGCATGTTCATTAGGATTCTGATTACCATCATACATTACCGTTAACCCACCGGAAGTCTCTGGCAAAGCTGCTAGATTAGGATGGACACACAAGCAACCGGCAGACATAGCTTCTGCGAGCGCAATACAAAATGTTTCCTGCCAGATAGATGGATAAGCAAAGATATGTGCTTTCTCAAGAGCTCCTCTTACAACACTGTTTGGTTGGAATCCGTGATAGTTGATTCCGGGGTGTTGACGGCAGCGTTCAAAAAGTTCTTCGTAAGGTTGGTCACGTTCTGGCCAACCATAGATGTTGAAGCTTGAGAAAACATCAAGCTCGATCTGACCATCAAACTGTTTGTACAGATGTTCAAAGACCGGAACCAGAATCTCAAGTCCACGATGCGGTGTACTTGTGTAGATAAGACGAATCTTATCGGTAGGTTTCAACATCATACCGAGCGGCTCAATGCCATTGGCGATTACTGTAGACTTGTCATCCCAAGGAACACCAAGCTGGTTACGATAGGATTCGTACTGCCAGTTAGAACAGAACACCAGTTTAGAGAAACGATTGCGACTTAGATCAGACTTAAGATGTTGAACTTCAGGATCACCGGCAAGGTCGTGTAGGTGGAGAATTCTCTTGTGTCTCTTCTTCAGTTCACGCACTCGACTTGTGATCAACTGCACACCTTCAAATTCTTCCGGACTAATCCTCTCAAGAATCCCACGTGTTACGAGTTCAGTACCACCGTTCGCGTTTTTGTTGACTTCATTCAGTTCCACTACTACATATCCTCGTCTGTCAAAACGTTACTTTCGCGAAATTGCTGAAGCTCAACACCCAAAGCGTTCATAACGTCTTTTGGTGAGGCGGCAGCATTAGTGTAAAAGAATTCTACACCAGTGTCCGTGAGAAGATAATCGCATTTTCCTGTAGGATCTGCAATCGCCAGACCCATCATCTCAAACAGTTCCGCGAAAAGCTTATTTGTAAAGAACTGAGGAATTGGGAAATCTTGTGCTTCGATCATGTCTCAACTCGCAGGGCTGGTTCAAAACTAATGACAGAATCGACTCTGAAGCTACGCCATTTCTGGAGCTCTAGATCAAAGCAAGGAACGACTTCCTCGTTTACCTTGCGGCTTTTGGTAGCGTCATCAGGTGCAATTTCTTCAGCAGGAATAAGTGAGTGATGAAGAGTCGCCGGCATTCGACGAGTGGAACCATCTACCTTAGTAAAGACCACTGTACATGGTCCTTTAAGTAATTGGTTGACGAAATTCTCACGTGGTGTTTCTTTTTTCATATTAATAACTCTCTTTTAGTTGTTCAAAACCACCGATATAATCATCATTACAGGTGATTGCGGGGAATGTTTTAGCTGTAGGAAATTTCTTCACGAACTCTTCTATGTTGTAGTCTAGATCAAGTGTCTTAACTTCAAAGTCTGCTTTCCGCATAAGCAAAAAGCTCTTAGCTTCTTGACAGAAGCGGCAATTGTTCTTAGACCAGATAACGTACTTACGCATCGATTTCCCTGTCAATAAAAATGTAAAGGTATGGTGTCTTTCTCTTGAAAGGTATTTTCACACAGTAATAATTCAACTGGTGTAGTTGATCAACTACTGTGTGAAAACTTTTACCATTTTTCCAAGAAGCTTTGTGGCAGTAGAAAAAAGTTTTTGGCCAAGAAAACAATTGATTCTTCATACTCAAGTCTACTGCTTTTATGCAGCTTTGTCAAGCTGTTTCTTCACTGCTTTAATCTTTGTACGTTTACCACCGGTGATTGTTTTAAGACCATGTTCGCGATCAATGAACTTGTACTCAACTTTCGTTGGTTCAAATTCACTGAGAGCGTCGAAGACGTCTTTAATATCAAGAGTGGAACAAGTGTATACATCAAATTGCATTAGTCCGGGATCACATTCGTCCCAGACGTGCATCGCGATGTGACTTGTTTCGATGATTGTGACTGCTGTGAGTCCTTGATTACCAACCATAGGAGAATACACGCTGTATGGGCCCATAAGAATTTTCATCCCAATGGTATCTACAAGACGAGCCATCCAGTCCTTAATTGCGGCTGGATCCTTTGGTGGGTTGTTTAATTCTGCCCTAACAATGAGGTGCTTGTGTTCGAGTACTTTTCCCAATTCACGTAATTTCCTTCTAAGATTGTTAATAGAATAGTGTAGTATAGTGTATGCACGACAGTTGTCAAGCCTTTTTAGAAATAGATGCTCTGTGGAATTTGCCTGAGATCCACGAATTATAATACCGTGGAGTTCCATCAGGTAGTTTTTCTTCTAGAACATTATATTGAAATTGTAACTTGGCTTCTTGGTAGTTGGTTTCGCCGCGAGTCTGGCAAAATCTAAGAATAGTTCTTTTAAAACATTTCGGACCATAGTGTTCTAAATCAGCCAGCAAATCTTTGGATGAACCATAATAATCTTTCCAATCAGATTCCTTCCGAAGTTTTTTACGTTTACCTTTTACGACCTTGTATCCGGCTTTAGTGAAATACTTTCGACCGATATAAGCTTTTCCGTTTGTGCATTCTATAAGATAGACAAACCCAAAAACGTTTTCTGGAACTTCCTCAACATCTTTACCTTCATAAATCCACATGATATTTATCTACCTAATTTGAAACGAAACTTCTTTCCGTTGGTTTCCATTGAAGCGTGTTTAGCAGGTGGATAAAAATCTGGAAAGACCTTACTCATTACTTTATTTGCGTGTCGTATAAAACTACCCTCGTCGTATTTCGTAACAGCAGCTGGGCCAGTTGGAGAACCTTTAACATCTCTTCGTCTTGTGTGGATTTCAAAAGTTTTATCTTTTGGATTGTGGTGAATTTTAACGAATGGTTTACTGTCTGCTGTCGCTAAATCTGATGACAACGCAGTAGCGTGTTCAATATCACTTTTGTGGACAGTTGTTGTGGTGATTCTTGAACCCTTTGGGAATCCTCGGACCCTAGTAGCTTCACTGAATTCTTTAAACGTTTTCATCATTGATCCACTACCCAATTACCTGGTTTATCAGCGTACATACAAGAGATCCATTCAAATCCCCATCCATAACCACCAGCGTTTTTACGTCTTTGTGGACGACTAACATTGTTGTCCATAATATACCAATATCCGTCTTGTTCGTTGAACACCTTAGTTGCTAGATGATATTCTTTGTTGTTTGGGCTTGCATCATCAACGATGGCGCAGAAACAAAGAGCAACATGCTTTTTGTTTATACCACGATCGATCAGCATCTCTGCCATTGTAAGAGCAAAGCCATCGCAATCATCTTTGAAATTTCCTGGGCCTGCAGCAATTTCATTTTTCCAAGATTTCCAATATTCATTTTTACCAAAAACCTTTTCATCTGATTC